AGCTCGTGATAACCAGGTGTGGCGCATTTTCTTTCGTGATACACCAGACCTTGAGGATTACAACGCCACACCCGTGGTGGTGACATGTCGTGTGGGCAAGGTTGCATCGCCTAACATCAAACACGCAATCAAAATGATTGTGGCGCATTGGTATGAAACGCGGCGTGCCGTGGTGGTGGGTTCGGGCATCGGATCGTCGGAAGTTCCAATGGCCGTCAACGCGCTGTTGAATCCTGAACGCCTCGAAACCGCGTGGCAATGAACATCGGCTACATGGACCGCCGCATAACCGTGCAGGAAGACACGGGCACGGCTAATTCGTACGGTGAAGTTTCTTCGACGTGGTCCGATGTGGCCACGGTGTGGGCCGCAATGGATATAACCAACAGCAGCTCACGGATTGAATTTGAACAGGAAGCGGCCAAATACATGGTCACGTGGCGGATTCGCAGTAGCACAATATCCAGGGCGTTCACGGAATCCATGCGCGTCAGAGATGGCCAAAACGTGTATTACATCAAATCGATTGTGGAAAAGGGCCGCAACGATGAGTTGCATTTGATAACGCAAAAGGTGGTTTCAAAATGATTCACGTTGAAGGACTGGCACAATTTGAACGGCGCATTGAACGCGCCTTGCAATGGCAAAAAAATGATGCCACCGCATTGAAGAACGCGGGCAAAAGGGCATTGGACATTTTCGTGAAGCACGCCAAAAGCCAAATCAAAGATTTTCCCCGTGACATCGAGGTGATACGCAAAAGCGCAAGACGCACGGTGTACAAAGGAACGTTGCGCCGTTCGATTGGTTGGTGGGCTGTAAAACGCGGTGGCAACCATTTGTCGGCTGGTCCGCGTGCGGGGTTTCTCAATCGCCAAAAGTTTGCAGAAAAAAATGATGCGTGGTTTGCGCACATTGTGGAAGCTGGACGGGCGTTTGGTCGGAACAACAACAACCCAAACAAAGGGGTGATTGAACGTAGTATGAAATCGACGGAACAAAGCGTTTCGGCCGAATACGCAAAGCAATTGAAAATTGCATTTCCAAAGTACATGCGATGAAAGTTGGAATGGCCATATATCAGTTGATCAACAACGCATCGGCGACGGTGAAGGTTTCGGGGCGCATTTATCCCGAACAAGCCCCCGACGGGGCCGCCACGCCTTACATCGTGTACACGGTGCTGTCAAACCAGCCTTACGACGACAAAGGCAGGACACCAATTGATGAAGCAAACGTGGAAATCATCACGGTGTCATCGACCTATGGCGCATGCATGAAAACCGCGGATGCGGTGCGGGATGCCATCGACAGAAAAAACGCCACGGTTACGGATAATAACTTGGGCACAATTAACGTGCAATCAATCAGATACACGAACGAAACTACCGAAATTAGCGATGACCGCAAATTGTACGCGGCCATCCAGGAATACACAATAAGAATCACACGATGACACCTTGGATTTTGCAAAATTGGGCCGAATTGGCTTTGGCCCTAATCACCGCCGCTGGTACTATCACCGCGCTCACCGAGACGGAAAAGGACGACAAGGTGGTGGACATCTTCAAAAGAATTTTACAAGCCGTCATCCTTGGCAAAAACAGGAAGGCGAAATAACAACGAACAATGGCACAAACAACAGGCATCCTCAACGGATCACAACTAACCGTGATGTTTGGCGACGCGGGGGGATCACCCACGTACGTAGTCGTCGATAACGTCACCGATTTGTCGGTTTCAATCAGTACCGACACACGGGATACGACCACGAAAAACAATGCAGGTTATCGCGCGTTGTTGCCTGGTCTCAAATCCTTGTCCATCAATTTCTCGGCCTACTACGCCACCGATGCGACCCAAGGTTTTGACCAGCTGATGACAGCGTACAACGCAGGCACGAAGCAAGCCGTCAAAGTTACATCATACGATTTCGACACACCAGGTGAAAACAGTGGTGACGATCGTTTGGTGTTTGACGCATACGTGACCAGCCTTGAATTGACCGCAGGCACCGAGGACAACCCATCATTCACTTGCACGATGGAATGTGTTTCGGCTATTACTTACGAGGCCATCAGCTGATGAATATCACCCTTGACGGAAAGACGTTTCCCGTTCGTGCTAACATGCGGGCGTGGAAAAACTTCGAAGATGAAACAGGTGCCAAGGTTTCCCAAATTGACACCAACGACGTCACCAAAATGCCCATGTTGGTGTATTACTTCGTGAAGGAAGGATGCGCCAAACAAGGGATGAAATTTGACATGCCTATGGACGAATTTTTGTCGCTCATCGAAGTGTCGGATTTGGCGATGTTGGCCGAAGTAGTCGAACAAAGCATGTCGCCACAAGGGGAAAAAAAAGCGATGACGGAAGTGAATTCAGTTGGGACCAAATAGAACAAACAGGTTTCGGCATGCTCGGTTTGAATGAAACCGAGTTATACGACTTCACATTTCGTCAATTCAGCAATGCGGTTGCAGGACGGTGGGAAACGTTCGAACATGAACAACGCGTTTCATGGGAACGCACCAGATGGCAAACCGCATTGTTGTTGAATGCCCACACGAAAAAGGGGCATCAAATCAAACCCAAAGACCTTGGGAATTTCCCTTGGGAAAAGGAACAGAAGAAAAAAGGAATAAACGCAGGTTGGGCACAATTAAAAGCAATCGCAAATGGGACGGTTAGGTGATTTGGTCGTAACGGTTGGCGCGGATACGCGCACGTTTAACAAGCGTATGAATGACGTACGACGTAGCACCAAAGCGACGTTTGGCAACATTCAAAGAATGGGTGTGGGCATGTCGGCCGCCGTCACCGCACCGTTGGCCGCGATGGCGGCAAAATCGTTTAGTGTTGCCGCGGATTTCGAACAGTCGATGGCCAAGGTGGCCGCCGTTAGTGGTGCCACCGCTGGTGAGTTCAAAAAACTGGAACAAGACGCGTTGCGCCTTGGATCGGCCACCCGATTCACCGCCACCGAAGTTTCGGGTTTGCAACTGGAATTTTCGAAACTTGGATTTAGCGCGGACGAAATCACCAAGGTGACGGAATCAACGTTGGCCCTGGCACAAGCGAGCGGAAGCGATTTGGCGCAATCGGCAAACGTGGCGGGTTCGGTGTTGCGGGCATTCGGTTTGGATGCTTCAGAGACGGGCCGCGTAACCGATGTCATGGCCGCGTCATTTAGTAGCACCGCCTTGGACATGGATACGTTCGCGGATTCCATGAAGTATGTGGCACCAGTGGCGAAAAGCGCGGGTTTGAGCCTGGAAGAAACCACGGCCATGTTGGGCACGTTGGCCAACGCAGGTATCAAAGGATCACAGGCGGGCACGTCATTGCGCCGTATCATTTCCGAGTTGGGCGCGACGGGTGGCGACGTGGCGGGGGCTATCGAAAACCTCGCAAAGCAGGGTTTGAATTTGGCCGACGCAAAAGACGAGGTGGGACGTAACGCCCAATCGGCGTTGCTGGTATTGAGCCAAGGGACAGGCGTAACCAAAGAACTTGGGGACGCATTCAACAACGCCCAAGGCAAAGCCAAGCAAATGGCAGGCGTGATGGACAACACATCGCGCGGGGCGTTGGCACGGATGCAATCGGCCATCGAAGGGGCGCAAATCGCCTTTGGCAAGGTGCTGGCACCCGTGGTGGAAAAGGTGGCGCAATTCGTCGGGGATTTGGCCAACAAAATGCAATCGTTGTCACCTGAAACGAAAAAGGTGGTGTTGATTGTTGGTGGACTTGCGGCCGCGTTGGGTCCGCTGTTGCTCGCAATTGCAGGTTTAGGCATGGCGTTGCCAGCGTTGGGCACGGCTATTGGTGGCGCGTTCACAGTGGCCACGGGTCCAATTGGATTGACGATTGCGGCGGTGGCTGGTTTGGCTTACGTCATTTTTTCCATGTGGGATGAGGTGCGGCAACCGCTGACGGACATTGCCAATTATTTCATTTCGCTGTACAACGAAAGCGAGACGTTACGCGTTGCCATCGCTGGTGTGAAACAAACTTTCATTGCCGCATTCAAAGGGATGTTCCTTTGGGTTCGCCTCGTAGTTGGCCACGTAAAATTGTTAGGTCAATTTATGCTCACCGCGGCAAAAGATGGATTTG